ACACCCTCCATAACCTCATATTCAATGTCATCAAATTCACCGATAGGTGTATTACCTATTTTAATATCTTCTATTTTTAACCTACCATACCCAAATATAAGCAACATTCTTAAATGTTGGTCATCCCCGACAATTTCTGAATATGAATTAGCACCCAGTGGAGGCACACTTCTATGAACACCTAGCACAACAGGGATTACCCCAAATTGATTTGCTCTGTTCTTTGCTCCGTCTATTGATAGTGTAGGGGAGTTTCTTAATCCTGATGTTCCAGATAAACTTGGCATTGATGGAGATTGTGGTACATTTGGAGGGATAAGTGCGTTCACGGCCATGAGTGCTACACCCATTGCCATGCCAAATGTCTGTGCTCCTGTCAGACCACCAATTGACAACGCACTAAGCCACTGAGGATTCATGACAGGGACTATAAAGGCTGCTGCGATAATAGCAATAGTAAGGATTATTTTTAATGGGCTTTTACCACCACCACCGCCACCACCCATAGGAACAACCCTGATGGTGACAAGGTCATTCATTTTTGGATATACAGCATCCCACTCACTTCTCGGTATTATTTTATCATTCAAATGAATGTGAGCGTGTCTGCGTAGAACTGTATCAGGTTGAGCCAGTGCAAGTATATCGCCAAGAGAGTTATTATCAGCCACAACCATGTCCACCCTCTGTACCTTAAATGGGTGTGGAGCAGCCACAACTCTAATCCCTTCTGATTTGACCAGTTCATTTTTAACAACCATATCTGTATATCCCCTCTACTCTAAAATCTTTCATTCTTTGTAGACAAGTATTAATTCCATGTTCAACATGGAGTATTTTTTCATCAGTTACAACTAAACCCACATGACACATTCTTCCATACATATAAAGAAAAGCGATATCACCCATTTGGGGTTTATCAACTTTGTGCCATTCTGACTCCCTGCCTTTTTGATAAAGTTCTGCTAGTAACTCCCTGTCCTTCGTGCTTGTGTAATCATCTGTATATGAAGGTAAATCAATTCCTAAAAGTTCTTTATATGCTACACAAATTAAACCCCAACAATCCCAATTCTCCCATGTTCTGCCATGAGGTTTAAAAGGGACTCCAATAGCTTTCGTACAGAACTCATTAATATTCATCTAAATAATCCTTTAAATTGTGCTGGTGAGAATTGACCAATAGGAAACGGTTCTATTTCGATATTCTCCATTGATAAATCACCTGACAGTTTAGATGTATCCCATTTAACATTTCGCAAAGTAAAGGGAGCAAAAGTTAATTCTATTGTATCAGGGTCTGCTGCTCTTATTACCGAAATCGTGATCTTCGGTGCTGTTGTGATATTTCTTATACTTTCAGCAATTTCTCTTGAAACATTATCAATCGTTATATGTGCTCTTGGAGAGCTTTCTCCAGTTGAGTCTGGGAGAGTTATTTCAAATGGGTATGCGACAAATAAATTACTATCACTTGTTATATTTTCGTTATTATTAACCACCCTAATGGGAGTGATATCATCATGGGTAATAGTTAATAACACAAGAAATACATCACTTGTTTCTTGTGCGTATGCTGCTTCTTTAAATGCGTTTGTTATTGCCATATATCTCCCTTTAAGGTAGAACTTCTAGTTCATAAGTACTGCTCCATAATCTGGTACTCGCTGAAGAACCACTACCAGCTACATAACTCCATGAAGGAGGCTTTGTGAATCGTACTGTTATGGTTGAATCATCAACAGGGTCAGGGATAGTGAATGAACCAGAACCCTCTCCTATAGTGGTTATAAAGAAAGTATCAAATGTAGCCCTCTGTGTTCCTGTTAATATCATCTTAACTTTTAAATTCCTTACAGCTGCTGTAAACAACTTTCTAACCTTCGGTGCTCCTGTTTCCATATTACTTCTGACAGTAGCTGTTTGCCTTTCATCGGTTGCTGACATAAATGCTTTCTGTGGCAATCCTGCTGGATACGCTGGCATCTTATATTATCTCCCTGTTAATTGTGTATTCAGATTGCTAAATGTCTTTGTCAAAGCTGAGAAGGTCTTAGTTCCTGTTCTAATATTGTTAGCTACTTTTTCATCTAGGATAACATCAATTTTTCTCATTCCATTAGAATCCCTGCTCTCCTCAGTCTTAGTTCCTTCTGGTACTCCAATAACATTAACTTCTACGTTGGTATTTCCTCCACCACCTTGAAATTCTGGAAATCTATCAAGTGGTATTAATGCCTCTGCTCCTGCTTCACCGAATACACCTGCTGTGGGTTTGGTAGCTACCCCACCTTCTGCGAATCCTGCAGGTTGCATCGGGCCAACAAATGAACCAGACCCTACTATTCCTGCAGGATCAAATCCTCCACTAGCTCCAGGAGCTACAACAGTAGGAGTAGTAGGAGAAAAAATTCCTGCTGCTGCGTTAACTAAACTACCAATAATGCCAACACCTTTACCACCGCCACCTGCTTGAGCACCGAACAAAGCTTCCATCATAGGTTGTATAATTGAAATTTGAATAATCATTTTCATAATCATTCTTTTAAATGATTCAGCCATCTCTGTGAATGATACTTCAGCACCCATAGCTAAGTCTGTTAATGAGTCTCCAAAACTGTTAGCAAAACTCGTTATGTTTGATTTCATAATTTGATAAGTTTTACTACTCGTTACTCGTATTCTCTTCTCTGATTCCACAGCAAATTTTTCATACTCTTCTCTTGTAATTGCTTTACTTATGTAAAGTTGTTTATACTCAGCAAGTAATAACTGATTTTGGTAAATCTCTTGTTCAAACACTGTCTGACCCTGCTTTTTCTGATCAGCTAGAAACTTTTGATAAAGTGAAGCGTTTTTCTGCCTAGCTCCATCTCTATCTAAAGCAGCTTGTATTTCAGCAGCTTTCTTTGCCAACCGCATTTTCTCGGCTTGTTCTTCTGAAGTTAGAAAAAAAACTTTGGCTCTTTTTATCGCTTCATTATACTTGGAAAGAGCGTGCTCCGCATCCAACCCTAAGTGGTCGTAGGTCGTGGTTGGATATGCTAACATTGCTCGTGCTTCTTTTTGTGCTTTAACAATTTCTGTTTCAATACCAAGAAATTTGCTTCCTGCTGCGATGGCAATATTCAAATCATTAATCATTCCATCAAGAGTTAAATGGTCTTCCATAAATTGCAGTATTTTGTATGCTGCAATGAAAGGAAGCATGGCATCTTTAACCAAACCTGCTAATACTATTGCAGTTGTTCTTGTCATGTCAATAGCCTGTTGCATACCGCCATTGTTTTCCCATGCTTTTTGCCACTCAATTAATTTTTCAAGATGTTTATCCATAGCTTGTAATAAACCTATCCCTATGGCTTCTTTTAGATTCTTTACTTGTTGTTTTACTTTGTCCAATCTAGCACCAAACAGCTTTTGTCTCTCTTCTGCTGCATGTTCTGCCATTCCTTGTCTATTCCTTTGTACCGCTAAATCTTTTTCAGCTTTAGACAATTCGTTAATCATCGCTGCAACACCTCTAAAACCTCTTTTTTCTCTGAATATCTGTTTTAATTGGTAAATACTTCCATGAGATAATTTCTCTATCGTTGCTTTTAAATTATCAGAAGAGATAGATGTCTTGTCTAAAGCTACTCCTAGTTGGGAAGCAGCAATGGTAGCCTCTCTAGAAGAAGCTTTTGTGAACACATCAAACATCTGTTGCATTTGTACAACAGTTTTTTCAGCACCAACACCACTTCTACTTATTGCAGAAAAGGAATATCCTAAATCATTTAGTGACACACCAGATGCTTTTGCAGAAGCAGCGATAGTTCCAATGTTCTTAGCAACATCTTGAAGGGTTAATATACCACGCTCTTGAACAGCGAATAGGAAATCTGCTGCATCTGACACACTGTCCAATTCATCTCTATAAGTATTCCAAGTAACAACCATAGCTTTTGTAGCTTGTGCTGTGGAAGTGAAACCACCTTGAGCTAATTTAGCAGAAGTTTCAAGAGTCTGCATAGCTTCATTTACAGGTACGGTAGCAGAGACAATGTCAAACATACCTTGAGCTAGTTCTTCCTTACTTTGCCCAAACTCTACTGACATGCGTCTCATTTGTGTTGCCCAACTCCCAAACACAGTATCTGAATCTCTAACTAATGTGTTTACCTTCCCTAATGCAGTCTCAAATTTGATAGCTTCAGATACTGTATTTCCAAATATCTTTCCACCTATTAAAGCGACTACTGCTCCTAAAGCTATAACAGCTGACCTTGCTGAGAGGATGTTCTGCTTGAATTTCTTCATAGCACCTCTCTGTTTCTTTTCAAATTTTGAAACACCTCTTCTAGCCTTTTTCAATGCCTTTTCGAGCTTGAATGTCTCACCATCAATCACTACTGTTAATTGTCCTATATTAGCCATTTCGTTTCACTTTCTCTGAAGACATAGATGATAATAATTCTTTCATATCCTCTACCGATTGTTTTTCTTTTGATTTTTCTCCTGTATAAACTTCTGGTATGAAATCAAATGGAGAAACCTTCTTTGAATCCTTTTTAAGTTGTAAATTAATAAGTGTTGATGCCACAATTCCTGTTCTAAGATATTCAGTATATTCACCAAACGGCTCAAGGGAGTAGACTATTTCCCATTCCCTGAGTTGTTTAGAGTTTAATACCTCGTTTAAATAATCAGGATGGGGAACTCCAATAGCCAAGCACAGTCTAAATTTAAATAAATTACTTGGCTGTTTTAGTTTTTTGTCAATTCCTCAACGTCTCTTTCTCCCAATCCAGCTAGTTTTTGTCCTACTGCAAATACCCTATCAAGTGCTGAAGCTGATTTTTCACCTAATTCATGTACCTCCAATTCATTGAACACTCTCTTACCCTGTTCATCCACAAGAGTTGCAGCTACAAACTTGGCTCTGATATTACTCATCCCACCTTCTTCTTTCATAAGTTGGGATTCAAAAGAATCTCTTTCTTTTCCTGTGATAGTTCTTACTATTACTTCTCCACCCCATTCAGGTACTTTTACTGTTTCTGTTTCTAAATCTTGTGCGGAAAGTATTTGTTGTTTTGTTAAATATCCCATTGTGATACTCCTTTATGGTTAAAAGGTTAAATTTTATTAAGATGTTTCAGTTATTTGTCCGTCTATCTTGATTGTCACAGACATTGTGATTTTATCATCAGCAGGAATACTCTTACTAATGTTTGTTACATAACCATTAAAAGTAAAATCTGTTGCACCTGTGTCGGGCATAACAATAGAGTAACTTTGTGCTGAAGCTGATTCAAAATCTGTGTTAAGTAAATCAAATCCTGCTCTTGTCCAATTCATGTCAAGAGAAACCTCTCCACCATCTCTAAAACCGCCAATGAATTCTCTATAACCACCTGTTGAATCAAGAGTAGTCACATCTATTGTATCTCTTGAACGATTCGGCCCTGTTATAGAATTTACTTCTGCTAAAGTTGAAGAACTTCTTTTGAATAACGCACCTACACCTGCTATCGCTGCACTTGCCATAT